ACAACTCGCATCGCCGGAATGGTGCTCTACGAACTGGCCGAGCCGGTCGAAGAGGGTTCGCAGGTTTACTCCGCGGCTTCACGGCGGGATCAGGCCAAATTGGTTTTCCGGCAGGCCGCACAGATGGCGCAGCGGGCTCCGTCGATCAAGAGTGCCTTGCGTGTGTGGAAGCATTCGATAGTCAACATCGCGGACGAAATGACTTCCTACCAGGCGATTTCGGCGGAGGCCACGGGGGCCCATGGGTACAACCCGCAGTTCGTGGCGATCGATGAATTCCACCTCCAGGAGTCCCGCGACCTCTATGATGCCCTGAAGTCGGGCATGGGCGCGAGGGATCAGCCGCTTTTGGTAAGCATCACTACCGCCGGTCATGACCGGGAATCAATCTGCCATGAAACCTATCGGCACGCGAAGGCGTTCATGCGGACGGACGATAGCCGGGTTTCCGATCCTGGATTTTTCCCTGCTATCTACGAACTGGGCGAGCAAGAGGACTGGACCGATCAATCCCTTTGGGCACAAGCCAATCCGAATCTGGGTGTGACAGTAAAGCTCTCGTTTTTGCAAGAAAGCTTCCTCAAGGCGCAGTCCAATCCGGCCCTGCAAAACGTTTTCCGGCAGCTGCACCTGAACCAATGGGTCCAGCAGGCCGTCCGGTGGCTGGATTTGCGTGAATGGGACTTGTGCAAGAATACCGATCCGCCGCCCACCGGAGTCAAGGCGTTTGCGGGCCTGGACCTCGGCATCAGCCGGGACCTTACCGCGTTTTCCGTGGTCCTCCGAGTAGGGCAAAAGTACATCGTTCGGCCGCACTTTTGGATTCCATCCGATAATCTCGAAGAGCGGGTACGTCGTGACCACGTGCCGTATGACCGCTGGGCAGCGGCCGGATTGGTTACACTCACTCCGGGCCGGACCACGGACTACGGGATTGTTCGGGCCGGGATCAACGAAATAGCAAAACAGCACCGCGTAAAGCAGATCGGCTATGACCCGTACAACGCTGATCAGCTCGCCAGGGAGCTCGGCGAGGGCGACGGATTTGAGATGATTCTGATCCGCCAAGGGTTCATTTCCATGTCGGAGCCTTCGAAGCTGCTCGATAAGCTCGTGCTCGACACGAACCTTCACCACGACGGGAACCCAGTGCTCCGGTCCCACGCTGAGAATGCGGCGATCCGCAGAGACCCGGCAGGCAACATCAAGCCGGACAAGGAATCGGCTACCGGGCGCATTGACGGGATTGTTGCCACGGTGATGGCACTGAAGCTCGCGTCAATGGACAGCGGGAAACGCAGCGTTTATGCTACGCGCGGGTTGCAGCAGGTATGAAGACAACGACGATTGCCGAACTTTGCCTGCTCGCCAGTATGGGATTGCTCTCATGGTTCCTTGCTTCAGTCGATTGTCACCGCTGGATCATCCTACAATGGTCAGCAGGATTTGGGCTGTTTGCAATTTGGGTTTTTCGTAGAGTGCTGAACTCTGATGGTTATTGAACGCCTTTTTGCTTCTCCACGTCGGAGCTATCGCTCCTCCCCTGAAAATCCATCGACCAATTTGTCCGACCCGGATTCGTGGCTCATTGACTACATGAACGGCGGGCCGACCGCTTCTGGAACGCGGGTTAATGCGCAGACGGCGATTCGGGTGGTGACGATCAGGACTTGCATTGTCATTCTTTCTTCGACCATCGCATCGCTACCTCTGATTTTGTACCGCAGGACGAAGAACAATGGCCGTGAGCGTGCGACCGAGCATCCAGCCTATCGAATCATGCACAGTCGGCCGAATCCGAATCACACATCGTATACGTTCCGTTCCGTCGTGGAGGCCAACCGCAACATTTACGGCGACGGATTCGCTCAGGCGATTTACGCGAACAATAATCGGCTCGTGGCCGTCAATCCGCTCCAATCGGGTAGCGTGTCAGTCGAATCTGTCGGAGGCAATATGCGCTACACGTACACTACTGGCAAAGGAAGCAGGATCATTCCCCCGGATGAGGTTCTGCATTTCCCGGGCCTGAACTTTGACGGCGTTCGCAGTCAGTCTCCCATTGATACGTGCCGGGACGCGATTGGCCTCGCCATGGCTACCGAAGAGTTTGCTTCGCGGTACTTTTCCAACGGCCACGCCTGGGGCGGAGTGCTCGAACATCCCGGCGCACTGGACGCCGATGGCATGCAAAACCTACGCGAGTCGATGGCTAAGCGTGGTCAAGGACTCGGCAACGCCCACAATCCGCTGATTCTGGAAGAGGGAATGAAGTGGAAATCGTCCATCAACAATCCCGAAGAATCGCAGGCGCTGGAGACTCGTGAGGCTCTTGTTCGCGAAATGTGCCGCATCTATCGAATCCCGACGCACTTCGTAGCGGTGGAACACTCCGAGCCGCGTTCGAATGTGGAACAGGAATCGCTTGAATTCGTCATTTACACCATGCAGCCGATTGCGGTTCTCTGGGAGCAGGAACTCAATCGCAAGTTGCTGACCGCCTCCGAGCAGGACGACTATTACTTTGAATTCAATTTCGATGGCCTCCTTCGCGGCGATTCGAAAACACGCTCAGAAGTGCTCGTGAGCAAGGTGAACAATGGCCTCATGACCCGCAACGAAGCGCGGGCCATCGACAACATGGCGGGCATTGATGGTGCGGATGAGCTAACCGCTCAATCCGCGATGGTGCCGCTGTCGATGCTGGGACAGAATGCGAAGCCAGTCGATTCTCCAGAGCCCCCTGATCCCGAAGAGGAACCGAAGGCGGAGCGTGACCTATCCTTTCTCCGCCCGACGTTCCGCGCGGCGTTCCAGAGGCTTGCGGAAAAAGAGCAAAACGCCATCGACGCCGCCCGCAAGAAGGCAGAAAAGAAGGGTGAGGATTACTATGTCTGGGTTAAGAAATTCTACGGCGATCACGTGGCCGCGGTACGAATGGTTTTAATGCCGCTCGTTGAAACTGTCGGGCAATTGCACACGTGGGCGCCGGAGAAAATCAGCAGCACCGTGGAAACGTGGTCCGCTCGCTATGTGTTCGAGGCGGTAGAGGATGCGAAGTGGACCGAGCCGGAAAGAATTCGGGAGCGGGCAGACGCCGCGCTTCAGGAGGTAGCAAATGGAACTTGAGAAACGAGTAACAGCGCCCGGAACACTGCGGGCCATTCGCGCCGATGGCGACAAACCAAAGCTGGCGGGCTACGCGGCCGTCTTCAACACGCTCTCGGAAGACTTGGGCTGGTTCAGGGAAAAGATAGCCCCCGGCGCTTTCGCTCGTTCACTGCGTGAGAATGCCGACGTGCGGGCGCTGTTCAATCACGATGCCAACCAGGTGCTCGGGCGGTCCAAAGCGCACACGCTTACGTTGTCTGAGGACGCGGACGGCCTCAAGGTGGAAATCATGCCGCCAGATACCGTCGCGGGCCGCGATACGGTTACACTGGTGGAACGCGGCGACGTATCCCAGATGTCCTTTGGGTTCATTACCCGCAAGGACGAATGGGACTACGAGAACATGATTCGCACGCTAATTGACGTCGACCTGTTCGACGTGTCGGTTGTGACGTATCCAGCGTACCCGGATACATCTGTCGCGAAGCGAAGTGTAGAGGTTTACCAGAAGCAGCGTGCGGAATGGGAACAAAAGGCAATCGTTCGAAGTTCAAAACTCCGCGACTTGGAGATCGCCTGCAAATGCTAGACTTCGCCCCGCCGGTCAAGAAGTTCATTTTCGTGTCACTGGGCCAGTCTCCCATTGTGGCCTTGTCGGGCGTGTCCGTCGTCACAACCAAGTGCGAGTGCGGACGGCCGGGGCGCTTCAACATCGCTCAAGGCGGCGTCTTTCTGGACGACATTCCGAATCTGCGGGCTATGTTTGAAAAAGCCGGGACGCACATTTCCATGACCAAGAAAGACGTACTGGCCGGAGCGAGGATCAAGGAAATCGGGGATATGGTCATCGAATGGTGCCGCAACGCCGAAGTGGGCGACATCGCGGACATCCGGGAAATATTTTGCACGATTACCCGTGTGGCAGACGACACGGCGGCAGTGGTAAACCTCGAACTGAAGGCGGCGCCGCCGGCAATGCGACTGGTGGGGGTGGGATGAACAGCTTGATAGCGATGAAGTTTGAGCCGTATTTCAAACAGGACCAGAGCCCACCGCCGAAATTTGCAATAGATGGATCGATCATCTGCCCTGCCTGCGAATGCGAAATGACACATCTTTCCGCCGTCGTATTGAATCAAGACGGCAAGGTTCGAATTCTCGGAAAAGAGGGGACCGTATTCACTGACGGGAACAAGAACTACGGACGTGGTTCAGAGGTTGGGGTGATGATGTTTTGCGAGTCTGGCCACACCTTCGAAGTGCGTTTTTCGTTCCACAAGGGTTCTGTTTTCGTAGAATCCTACCATACCGGAGATTATGATATTGGAGAGACATGGACTGCAGATCCTCCCGAGCTATGGCGAGACTGACCGCTTGACACTCAAAACCCGGGACCTATGATTCCGACGACAACAATTGAATAGGGCGGCATCGGCTGAGGTTTCTTAGCTGACTCCGAAACGATTCCGGCCCATCCAAGTTTGACGCCGATAGCACGACGTTGACTGGAACAGACGACGGTAAACCCCGTCGCTGCTCAGTCAGCGTCGTTTTTCATGCGCCCGCGTGCCTGGGCGCGACACATCAGAAGGCACGAATCAATGACTCCAAAAGAAATGCGTGCGGAGCGTGTAAAGCTCCACGAACAGGCTCAGGCCATCAACAAAAAGGCCCGCGATGAAAAGCGGGAATTTTCCGGTGAGGAGCAGGGCCAGTGGGAAAAGCTCAATTCCGAGCTAGACCGGCTCGCTCATCAAATCGAGCGCGACGAACGGGAGATGAACCTCACCGATGACTTCAAGCGAAGCCCGCTCGATGACACCGTAAGCGACGGGAACCCGAAACCGGACCTTCGCGGCGGAAACAAGGAAACCACGAAGTACACGCCCGGCGATGCGGTTCGCGGGTGGTGTCTGGGTAATACGGCGGAGCTTACGCCCGAAATGCGGGCGGCTGCCGCAGCCTACAAGATCAACCCGGACTCCAAGGAACTCCGCATCAAGCTGCCCAAAAAGGCGGCCCGGAGCGTCAAGGAGGCGGAGCAGAGGATCGCGGAAGTTGAACAGCGTGCCTTGAGTGTCGGCACGACCACGGCGGGCGGTTTCACCGTCGCCGACGACACCAGCATGTACGCCAATATCGAGCTATCCATGCTCGCGTTCGGCGGAATGCGACAGGTCTCCACTGTTCTTCGGACCGACACCGGCGGTCCGCTGCCCATTCCGACTTGCAACGACACCGGAAATACCGGCGCGATCCTGGCGGAAAACACAACCACGACCGCACTTGACGCCGTGTTTGCGCAATTGGTGCTCGATGCCTACAAGTATTCGAGCCGCCACATCCTTGTGTCCGTGGAACTGATGCAGGATTCAGCCATCAATATGGACGCCTTCATGGGTCGGATTCTCGGCGAACGCCTCGGGCGGATCACCAACACGCACTTCACGACCGGCACCGGCTCGGGACAGCCAAACGGCGTCGTGACTGCATCTGGGCTGGGCGCTACGGGTGCGGCCTCTGTCGGCGGTCTCTTCAGCTACGTGAAGCTGGTCGAACTGATGCACTCGGTCGATCCGGCATACCGACAAGGCGGAAACGTCGGCTGGATGATGCGCGATTCCAGCGTCAGCCAGGCGCGGCAGCTCGTGGACACGACTGGTCGCCCGATGTGGGAAGTCAGCATGCAGGCTGGCGACCCGGATCGACTGCTCGGATACCCGGTCTACATCAACCAGGACGTGGCCGCGGTTGCCTTGTCGGCGAAGTCAGTGCTGTTCGGCAACTTCAGCAAGTACCTGATTCGCGAGGTTCGGGAAATCATCCTGCTCCGTCTCAATGAGCGGTACGCCGACCTTCACCAAGTCGCTTTCCTCGCGTTCATGCGGACAGACGGGGATTTGCTCGATGCCGGTACGGACCCTGTGAAGCACTTCATTGGAAACGCCGCCTAATGCGAGTGCGTTTTCGAGAGTCAATAGCCACCGAGTGGATGCGGAATCCGGTCTGGTTCCACGCTGGAACTGAGGCGGATGTGCCGGATGAACTCGGTCAAAGATTTGTCGCCGCGGGCAGGGCGGTCGAATGTGCCGCCCTCGCCCCGGCTCCTGAGACAACCATGATGCGCGGCCCGCATCCGAAACAGCGTGGCCGTGCTCGGGAGTATTCGAAATGAGAGTTCAAAATCTTTCAGCGACAACGCTGGCGACATTGCATAGTACCGCAGTGGCCGCAGGGCAGACGGACATCACGCCGTCAACGCCGATCGACATGACCGACGGTGGCTTTCAAGGATGCGTTTTTTACGTGGCATTTGGAGCCATTACGGCTGGCGGAGTGCAATCTGTTGAGATTCATTCTTCCGCCACGTCTGGCGGAACCTATGCCATCGACGCAACTGGTAGCGCCGTTGTCGTCGCGGATAGCGATGACAACAAGATGGTCGTCTGCGAAATCTATCGGCCGACCAATCCGTTCCTCAAGTGCATCGTGAAGCGTGCCACGCAGGATTCCGCGATCAATGCGATTGTTGCTATCCAGTACGGCGGGCGCAGGGCGATTCCGACGCAGGGAGCAACCGTTGCTGGACGTTCTGCTTCGTTGGGCGGCGGCGAGATCACGGACTTTGAACTGTCGTGACGACGGCCCTTCAAGCGAATCCCAAGTTTTCGATTCGCCGATCCGTGCAACCGGCCATCGAGCCGGTCACGCTTACCCAGGCCAAGGACCATTGCGGGGTGAGCGTCACGGATGACGACACGAAGCTGACTGCGTTCATCACGGCTGCTCGCGAGGCAGTCGAGAAATATCTCAACAGAACCCTCATCACTACGACGTGGGTGATGAGGATGCAAGAACTTTGCGGCGAGATTTTAGTGCCTTTCTCGCCGTTGATTGCGGTTTCTTCCATTGCCTATGACGCAGCGGACGGAACTCCGACCACGCTGGCGACTACCGAGTACCAGTACGACATCTATTCGGAGCCGGGCCGGATCAAGCCGGCGTACAACAAATTCTGGCCGGTTGCGTTGTACCAGTACAACGCGGCGCGAATTACGTTCACGGCTGGCTATGGAACGCTCGCGTCCGACGTGCCAGGGCCGATCAAACAGGGAATCCTAGCGATGGTCGCCACTCTGTTTGCCCAGCGAGAAACGATAGTGCTGGACGGCAGCGTGGCCGATGTCCCGGAAGTGGCACGATTCTACCTGTATCCGTACCGGGTTTGGTGGATGTGATGAATGGCAAAGTTCCAACCCATCCCAAGCGGCCGGCTGCGACAGGTTGTGCAAATACAGACCGTGTCGCGCTCCAAGGGAACAACCGGAGAGACGATCGAGTCTTGGGCGACGGATGCGACGAAGCATCGCGCTCATATCGAACCCAGCGTGGTGTCCGAGCAGATGGCCGCGATGCAGATGACGCCGGATCTGACACACGTTGTCACGATGAGGCCAGTGTCTGGGCTGGAGAGCGTCAAGCGGTTGCTCGTAAACCTGACGCGAGTTTTCGAAATCGTGTCGGTGATTGATATGGAACTTCGGGGCCGGGAAACGGTCCTGCTTTGCAAGGAACTGCTGTAGTGGCTTCGATGGAAATGACAATTCACGCCAAGGAAGTAGCGCCGGGGTTCGTTCTGACTGTGAACCTGACTGGCTTTC